CTTCTGCAATAGTATCTGGACAACCAAATGGCGAGTACACAATATGTACTGAGTATGGTTCTGCGGTTACTCCAAGTTCATAGAGTGTAAGGCCCCATTTTAGGGTAACTTGTTTGTAGTCAGTTGACCTAGCTTCAAAAAATGCAGCATTTGAAAGTGTATTACCTGCCGCAATTGCTGTGCTTAGAACCGGGGCAGTTTGTACATTGTCACCTTTTATGTATGTAGCAGAAGCAGAAGCAGTATAATTTTGTGGTCCTCCTAATGAAGCACCAATTCCACCAGCATAGTATTGGAGATACGAACCACCTTCAAATGATCCTCTTCTTATTGTAAAAGATCTACGTGCCATCTTATGAAGCTACCATCCCTCCAGAAAAGGTAAAAGAAATAGAACCTTTTCTTATTAGGTGTGTTGGATCTAATACAGTAACTTCTGCATTGCTTGAATTTAAGATTTGAAAATTTGATATTTCAATGTAATCAACACCATTTAAAGCCATAATTGCTTTATACACGTCAGACTTTCTTATTTGTTTACCAAAATCAGTAGCGTCAAAAGATAATAAACCATCTATGGCGTTGTATACATTATTAGCTATTGCATTACTTACAAAACCATCTGAAACAAAAATCTCAGCAGTTATGTTTAGTCTGTTTAAAGTAATAGTGCTTGCTGCAATGGGAGTTACACCAAGCATTGAACGTGGTGTAACTCGGTTAACAATATCTGTTTTTAAATCAGCAGGGACAGTAATTGAATGCGAGGTAGTTGTTAAAAAATCACTTACATAGGGTAACCCATAAAGTACTACAGAAGCTCCACCACTTGCTGATCCAGATCCCGGAGTATAAGTAGTAACTGCTTTATAAACACCACTTACAGACCTAGTAAGGTCTTCATAATCTTTTAGAGTTACAGCTCTATCTTGTGTTCTAATATAGGATATTATATTAGACTTAAGTGTTTCCGCAGTTTCTCCATTGGTACCACCAGAAGCTACACTTGAACTACTAATTGTTATGTATGAAGGTGCGGTACTAACAAGTGTTTTTATTAAGTTACTTCCAATGTTTCCATCAGCACCAGAACTTCTAGTGTAGCTAACTTTAATAGTAGATCCAGAAGGTGGTATGTACCCATTAATTCTATTACCAAAACTTAACTGAACTTTTCCAGAAGAGGATAGAAAAACACTAAATCCTCTAGAGTTTTGTGGTATATCTTCAATAGTTTCATAACTAACCCAAGTATTTGCTACACCCTCCTCAGTGACAGTAACAGATATTGTTGCTGCATCTGCATCGGAGTTAGCCAACGTATAAACTTGGTTAGGCAAACCAGTTGCTGATGACACTACAGTTTCATCAACTATTCTAATTCCTTCAGTAACTGATATTTCAGCAGATTGACCAGGAGTGATAAGGGCTTCACTGGAGGCATAGAAGTTATAAGTAGTGTTGTTTGAAACAGCAGAAAACTTGTCTCCAATATTAACTGTGTATATGTTAGCTGAAGCAGAAGAACCATTAGCTATAAAGACATTAGCTGTGGATGATCTTCTACCACTAGGTTTGTACCCAAACATGTTTGCGTAAGCAATTAAGCTTTCACGTTGAGTTGCTGTAGTTATAAAAGCTTCCCTACCTGCCCGATCAATATAGTAATTCATAATGTCACCCATATATGACCACAGGTCGACAAATAACATACCAAAATCTGATGGGTCTCTATCCGTCCACTCTGGGGCAACAAGGGCCGCACGATTAAGAAGGTCTTGTCTAATGGTGCTATATGTTCTACTGGCGTAATTAAATGATTGATCCATTACTCAACCTACACAATCGTGTCTTCGGTAACTATACCTGGTATAGCTATTTTTACAGTACTACCTAGTATAGTCCCAATAGGTAGTCTGTATGTAAGGTATACATTAAGAATTGGGTCAGAACTGGTAATTGAGGATACATCAAAACGCATGTCTAATACTGTAGCACCAGATAGATTTTCTTCTAAATCCATCAAAGCTTCCACCTTTGCATCAAGCAATATTATTTCACTCGGGTATTCATTAATTAGCATTGCAATATTACTACCATATAATGGGTGAAGTATTCTTGAGAATTTTGGAGTGTTTAATATACTTTCAATCTTTTGATTTATGATTGTAACAGTATCTTTAGTTACTTCAGTTTTACCACCTGCAAAGCTAAATGGTGTTTTAATTACTTTCATAAAATCCTCTCGATTAAGCGCTTCCACCATTAATACTATTAATGGTTGTAGTATCGGTAATGTTGCTTATTAAATACACCTTGTTAAAATTTTCTCCCTCAATAGCAACAATTAACTGAGCACCTTCTGCTGGTGGCCATTCTGAACCAACTTCAGTGGGCCTATGCATAGTTATAGTTTCATTTGCACCAAGAATTGATGGTATCTTTACGTGTACTTCCTGGTCTAATGATCTAATTACAAGAGCTCTATATAGACTGATATCTGAACTAGGCATACTGCATCACCTCAGAAGTCTCTGCTACCCATTTATCGTTTAATAAAAATGAGTCAGGAGGGTTTGAAAACTTTTTTGTTAAAGTAAGTGTTGGTGTATCTTCATATTTAGAATCTTTAATTACTGAAAGTTCGGTTACATAGTTTTCTGATTTTACTAAATGTTTAACATCCGTTACATACCATATTCCATCAAAATCTGATGAATAGCCCTTTAGGTCTATTAAACCACCAGGTACTGCACCAGCACCATACATCACTTTTATTGTAGCGTTATATATATAGTTACTTTTATCATTGTAATCTACAATTTTTAAACCTTCTTCTAAAGAATTTGCTGAGTAATACAGTGGTTTTTTGAATACTTTAGATGCACTGCTACCCGGATTGTAGTCAATATCTTCTGAAGTAACAGTATGCACATTGTTTTGATTATCTAATACAGTTACAATTGACTTACTTGCATTTACTGAAGACGATATTCTTCCAAGAGTAGCTTCAAAATTTAATACCGAAAATGGTTGGTTAGCTTGTGTTTTTGAAGAAGTAACAGCCACATGATAAGAAGACAATCTTCCTGTTGCTTTTGACCTATCCCATATATGCAAATGAGTTCCATGTAATGTAAAAGATAAACCAAATGTTTTACATACTTTATTTAAAAAAGACCAATCGCTCTCAGTAGCCTGTACTAAACGAATAGGCTGATATGAGTCTGTTGGGTAATCAATACTAAATCTATATCTAGAAGATATATCATTAATAATATCAGTCAATGTTGGGTAGTCCCATACCTTTGATCTTACTTCTTTCATTACAAATGAAGCACCCACACAGTAAAGCTTTGTTAACTGTATGGGGCTTTTATTTACAAAGCCGTCTCTGTTATTTGAAAAAGGTTCAGTGTAAGAAACATATCCATTAAAAGTTTGACTTCTTCCACTTGAAGAACCTAGAAAAAACTTAACTGGTGCTCCTATGTAATCTGTTACAGCTCTTGGAGAAATACCGGTCATAGTTATAACTAACAAATCATGCTTATTTTCTGATAATGAGAGATCATACTCTAGTACAGAATTATATAAAACTTGCATGTTATTGATGACTAGTGTGGTTACACCAGCAAAATTGTTTAAAGACTTAGATATCATAATGGTATCCGTATCAAAGTACCAGCTGTGATCTGATCAGGCCATTGCACTTGCGGATTAATATCCGCAATTTCCCAGTACCTTGATTGATCATTTAAGAATCTTATACTTAAATTCATAAAAGTGTCACCATGTGTTGCTACATACACTTCATAAGTGGAAACTACAAACTTACTTCTAGAAGCAGTTTGACCAGAAGCATCAAGTGTATATCTATCTGTTGATAAGTAGGTTGTTTTCATGCTACCACACTGTAAATGGGTGAAAGAGTATCTTTAAATCTAGTATTGTCACCTTTTACTATAATAACTGATCTATCTAGCGCAGAACCACCAGCTTCATTTCCAGGTGCGGCTATATTGTAATATACAGCAACTACTGTTACTACAGCAAAATATTTATTAGATAGATCGTGAACATCATCAACTAAATCTAGTAAAGAGTTAGGTAGTTTTTGATATACGTCAAATGGAACTGCATTGTAACCATTAGCACTATTGCTACTTACTTTGCTAGCATCCCAGCTAGGGTCACTAATTTCTTTATCTACCGAAGAGGTTTCTATATAGAGTTTTCTGGCTTGGTCACTGTCTGTCTCAGGATAATCTAAAGTTTCCAATAGTTGGTCTAATCTAGTTTTAATGTTACTACCTGAGCTATTAGCTGTTGATATATTTATGGCTTGAGAACCTTTGTTTAAACCATTATATACTGGATCAAAAGTGCTAGTTCCTAACGTCCAGTTTTTAGGTTTCTTAGTAAAGTCATCCCAGCCATCTGTATCTCTAAATGCATATCCTGTAGTGTATTCCCCTACTCTCCCCGTTGGGACCTTAGATTTTCTATCACTTGGTATTGTTGCTGTGAATGCACGTGCATCTGTTTCACTATTAAATGGTCCATAAATGTAAGAGAATACTTTTATGTCAACAACTGGGTTGTCACTACTCATATCTTCAAATACTTTTTTTCTTATGGCTTTCCTATCATCAACTGTCTGTGAAAGCTCTACAGTAATACCAGGGACTCCATATGGGGTAAGACAAGGTATGAGTTCTGGATTAGCAAATTTTAGTAGTACGGTAGGCTCATAAATGGCGTATGGATCATTTGAAGTAGATTGAGGTTTAGCCTCAGATATAAGGCTGGTACCTCCTGTTATTGCATATGGTCGGTTGTACCAAAAATTTTTAGTAGCAAACATCCAAAATGGTTGATATATCAGACCAAAACTTTCACTGTTTGCCCCTGATTTTGTTGAGGTAATTGACTGTGAGTATTCAAGTGTTGCGTCAGGTATGCCCCCATCAGAAAGTATTCTTGGGTCTGCATTGTAGGCAACCGTAATACGCTGAAGATGAGTTTCGAGCAACTTACGTAGTGTGGTTAGGTTATTTGTATATGTAGTTAGTTCTTCATCATTTTGTTCTTGAGTTTCTTCTATCTGTGCAGTTATAAATGTCTTAGCTCTAGCAAAACCAATATAAATTGCTTGCATCTGTAAGTATACTTTACATTGTATTGGAATCATCTTTGCACTAAACTTTGTAAACAAAACATTTGTATTCATTACAAAACCATCAACCATAAACATTGG